TGGAGGCATCCTTGATGTAGCTACGAAGTTCAACCTTCCCCCCAGCGCGGTCAGACGTTGGTACATGGAAGCTCAAAGGGTTCAAAGGAGGGCTAAGAAGGCAGGGGTTCAATTGGCTCATCCGCAGTTTAGGAAGGGGCCCCCGGGGAAGACCAAGGTCATCCTGGGGGAAGTGGACGAGGGGACAGAGTTGGAGCAAGTCAGCAGAGAAAGGGACATCTTCATGGCGGCTCTAGAGATCATGATCCGGAGACAGAAGAAGTGAGGGCAGTATGGTGGATAGGCAGGATCAGAAGGACTGGATTAGCGATTCCAGGCACTCCATCTTCATCGGGTATGTGTTTGGGGTACTAGTCTCCAGTTGGGAGGGGAAGGATCCTTACCAGATCAGGATCGTAGGGCCAGCTCCAGGGGGGGATAGGGGGGAGGCGAGGAACTTTGTGGTTATGCACACCACCCTGGGGACCTACAGATTGACTATCGATCTGGAGCAGGATAAGTGATCTATCGTAACCATCTCATCTGTGACATCTGCTGGGAGCAGTACCTGGAGGGGATAGACCAGTCCTATAGGTCGCAGAGGAGAGTCGGAAAGGTCCCTCCCAAGGGGATCTGTTGTAGATGTGGGAGGAGGGTGGAGAAGGGGAGCTATGTTAGGGGGATCTTAGACGACTTCCGTTGTTGCGAATGTGCGAAGAGGGAGACGGGATGATGAGATTTGTAATGAACGACCTCCCCCAGCAGATCACTGCCCTTCTGGAGGAGAGCAAGCTCAATTGCGCCTCTCCAGAGGTTGCCCTTGCTGTGGTCTGGGTGGGGTTGGTGCAGATGAGCAGTGTGGGGTTGCAGGAGGGTCTAGCCCATGACCTTGTCTGCTCGGTCTGGATGATTCAGGGGATTACTGGGGGGGATCCAGGATGCGTTCCGAACTGACCCCCCAACCTCCCCCTGACCTCTGGTATTGGCTAGACACCGGTTGGGGCTGTGGGGCGATCCTGGTGAGGAATGGGGTGGTTGTGGATGGGGCTCCGATCTTCATCCGCCTTTGGGGCCAGAGGCTGGAGAAGATGAAGAGGCTCTATCAGGTGGCTCTCCTCCAATGACCCCCTGGTGGAATTCTCCCTCCTTCAACCCCATTGAAGACGATTTGGACATCCTCATGGCAGACGCTACAGCCCTCCTGGGAGTCCTCACTAGGCTCTGCTCGGCTCTACAGGATGAATTGAATCCTCGCCTACAGTCCACTAGGGTCCAGGTGGCCCTCCTCCACGCTCAGTCCCTTTTAGGGGTAATCAACAAGAGAGACTTCCCTAAATCTTCCCCAAAGGGGGGACAAAGTGAAGGTGGGTGATTAGCCCACCCTCACTTGGGCTGAGCTGACTATCTCAAATTGCTCAGATCCCACCTTGCCTTCTTGTCAACTGGTACTGTCTAGCGTATAGCCCAAACCCCCATAGCGCATCTCTACGATATGCACTAACTAGTTCGGTAACCCCATGAGGGCCGGGATGTTGGGGAAATTAGGCCCCTCACTGTTCCCTGTTTTCTTCCCATTTAGCAACGCTTTCGGACGGGTCCGCTGAGAGTGGGTGTTTGTGGCACCGGGGGCTTCAGCTGGGAGCCACCCACCATAGGTTTCTGTTGTCATGGCCAGGGTGGCGTGACCCAGTTGCTGCTGGACCCACTTGGGAGGCGTCCCCCGAGCAATGTGCTGAGAGCCGAAGGAGTGTCGCAGGCTGTGGAGGTTGAAGTGGTCAGGGAGGCCTGCCTTCTTCAGGAGCCAATGCAACTTGAAGAGGAGGTGCTTTCGCACTTGCTCCTCATCCGCCTCCTCCATGGTGGAGGGAAGCTCAGGGAAGAAGAACCAAGCGTTGGGGGAGAGGTCAGAGGATCTCTCTCGATAACCCTCCAAGGCCTCCCAAAGAAGAGGGGAGACTTCTACTTTCCGGGTAGAGCTGGCAGTCTTGAGATGCCGGGTCTGCCCCTCATGGTTGTGGATAATCAGATGGCTCTCCGTGACATCCTTTACCTTTAAGTGGAGGAGTTCTCCGATACGGAGGCCAGCCCATCCCAGAGTGGCGTAGATGGGGAAGAGGGAGGGGTGATGTTCAAGAGAGGTTTCAAAGAAGAGAGTCATCTGGGGTTCATCCATGGCCTTGACAACCTGGATCTCACTCTTTCCTCCCCAAAGAGTTTTTCCCAGTTTGGCAGTGGGGCTCTTGACAATGATCCCTGAATCTACAGCCCAGCCGAAAAAGAGGGAGAGCTTCTGGACGAGAACCTTCTTGGAGGCCTTGGAAAGGGTATCTCTGGAGTAGAGCAACTCTCGGAGAATTCCTAAGTTGATGTCCACCATCTTCTTCTTTCCCAGCATCGGGAGAATGTGAAGGCGGATGTTGCTCTCCACGTTCCTGATGGTCCCTGCTGAACGATCAGAGCCTTTGGAGGAGTAGAGCTTCAGGAACGTTTTGGCATATTCCTCAACAGTGATGAAAGGATCATAGTTGGAGGATTGGGGTCCCTCTCTCTCCATTAGGATGAACTTCGCATCCGCCTGTTGAGCCTCCAGTTCAGTGGAGTAAATCCTCTTGAACCGAAGGGGTTTGCCTGCCACATCCTTCTTGGTAGGATGAAGACCGTCCAATTGCCAGACAGTCTTCCCTAACCTCTTGATTTCCGTGATCTTAGCTTTTCTCATTCAACCTCCTCCACTCACCTTACCTAATAGCGAGGGGAAGAGTCCAGAGAAATCGAATGGAAGGGAAAGATACCCTAGGTCTGCTTCCTACCGCTCTGCCGCAGGGCCATCTTCGGGAAGGCCTTCATCAATTCTAGGGAGGTTAGTTGGAACCTAACCATCATTTCAGCATGTAGGGAATGGCTTAGATGGACACCCTCATTAATGATTCTGGTCAGATAACTGGCGGTGATGTTGAACTCCTTCGCTAACTGACGAATGGAATACTCGCCTACCCCCACCCTTACCTTTTTGTATTGGTCATGTGCTCGGAAGATGGTTGGAGTAAGGGAGGCCTTCCCATATGACTGAAGGAGACGATTGATGGAGTCTATGTTTCCCTGAAGGGAAAGGCAATCCATCTCCATCTCATACTGTATCTGGCGAAGATGACCCAAAGAGGACTCTATCAGGGCCTTCTCTTCTTCTAACCTTTGGATGAAATCTGGAGAGGGTGGTGCAGGAAAGGTAAATGGGGGGACATCTCTGTCCCCCCAACCCTCGAACCGTCAATAATTCAGGGCTCAAAGCATTTATGTGCTGCTTCGCCCCCACAACCTATACGTCTCTCGCAGACCCCACAACACTCTTCCTGACAAGACTTGAAACTGGGGTAGCATACTTCGTTATGCGCTCCATCGCAGGAGGGGTTTCCATTTCCCCCACCAGACCCACCACAATCGATGATGGGTTCTCCGGCCTCATTGTATCCAGGGAGGCAGGACTTCCCACAGGTACCGCAAAGGTGAGTCCCCCCACATCCATCCGGGACCCAACTACATCCCTCACCTGTGGAATAACCACAGGAGGTTTGGGCAATGCATCCCCCTGGGTCTGGTACAGGGCCAGGGTTTGTCCCGGGGCAAGACCAACAAGACATCCCCACATCGGCTATGGTCGTATGGGCACAGCTCTGAGCACAGGCATTACATACTCCCTCATCCGAGTGGAGACCTATCTGCTCACAGGTTGGGGCTTGGAATGTAGGAGGGTTGAATATGTCCTGGCAGGCATAGTCCCCTGGGAGACCTTCGGAGTTGGGGATGAGTCGCCAGTCCCCACACACAGGACCATTGATGGTGACCTGGGATCTTGTCCCGGAACAGGAGAAGCGTACATAGGGCCCTCCCCCTCCCCCCTCACAGAGCATGAATGGGGTGCAGAATTCTGGCCCTAAGAAGACCGATGTACAGGCGTTGAACTCCCGGCAGACCAGGGGCCCTCCCCCTCCTGGGGCACAGCTTGGGTCTGGGTTGCGGATAAGGGGAGGTTTGGGAGCGATTGGGGGTTGTTGTCGTGGGTCATTCTTAATGGTGTTGTTGTCACAAGGGGTTGGCTGCATCGGGAGCATTCCATCACTGTCATTGTTGCTGATCTGACAGAGTTGATTCATAATGCTCCCCCCAGCACTATCCCCACAAAAGGCGGTGGGAACATCACCTAACCCCATGGTGTGTCCTACTTCGTGCATGACGATCTTTTGAAAGAACTGTTCCCGGTTGAATTGCCCAAACTTATCCACATCCACAGTAATGGTGGCGAAGATGATTCGCCTCCCAGGGATCCCTGTGGCTACAGTGATCCCAGCTGCTCTCCCCCTTGCGGTATCTGGGATCCTCCCCATTACTATCACCAGATCTGTTAGGCCTGGACCGATGTCAGTGTCAAAGACAATGTTTGAACCATTGTCGAAAGTGTTGGCAGCGTTCCATTCGTTCAGGGCCTTCATAGCGGCAGTTTTGTAAATGCCTAACCCAGTGAGATCTACATGGACATCTTTCTCCCTATCCCATCCTGCGAAGACCCAATAGGGAGGGCATTTGGTTGCTGGTGGAGTGGGTCCTGGGACGAAGAGGAGAAGGGAGAGGAGGAGAGCATTCACCGCAGACCTCCAGTTGCACAGGAACTAGCCCTCAATACCGAGGTGATGTTGTCTGGTTGGGGTTTGTGCCCGTGGATCAACTGGAGAATAGTCCTCCCCCCTGGTTGAATCTCGTAGGTCTCCCCGAGGTTGTAGGAGGTGTAGTCATTGGTGGGGGAGAGGTAGGTGAGGAAGACAATATATTTGTGTCCAATCACCAGGGGCCATTCCTGGGGGACTAGGAATTGGATGTGGTCATTGGGGATGTTGTCGATCACCCCTCCAATACGTGCAATGGTGATTCTATCCCCAACCCTCAAGTTACCCTTCAATATCTCATTCGCCTCAACCTTGTACTCCGTGAAGATGAAGCTCTCATCTTTTGAGAGTACAGGTCTGGCGTTGTAAGGGGTAACGATAGCTACAGTGTCGGCTGTGCAGAAGGTGGATTGGATTCTAACCTCCTCACCCTCTTTGGGGATTTCAAGGTTGAAGGAGTAGGCTGTGGAAAGGTTAGGTAAGAGCTTCCTCCCGGTTGCGTAGGAGGAGAAGAGATGTTCGTGGTAGCGGTGTCTCTCGTTCCTGGCTTTGTATCCCTCCCTGGTGGTGGCCAGGGGCTCCACGTCTGGGGGGGCTGCAAGGGAAGGGCATTGGAGGAGCAGAAGGGTGATGGGGAGTGCGACTATGCACGCGACAAGCAGCTGCCTCAAGACTCTCAAGTGTGGCCTCCTTTTGAAGTGTGTAAAAGGACTCTACACTCTTCGGCTAGAGGGGTCAAGGGGGGTGATTACCTGAGGAGACCTCCTAGAGAGGGAGTGGGGACCGGACTCAACACCGGTTGTTCCTTTCGCTGGCTTGGCTCACGGTTGGCTGTGCTCAGCGAGGAAAGGAGAAGCAGTGAGGAGAGGCTTGCAATCCTCCAACCCCACGCAAGCTACCGAAGTAGCCATGCTGTCCCGTGCATTCATGCTTACCCTACGTCCTTCCGTAGTGCCCCACCTTTGAGTACAGGAGAGGGGACTCGATGGAGCCAAGGAGGGCAGAATGTTAGTGCATTCCTCCCAGGCCGGATTACTCCAGGCCCACTCCCACGAATCCCCACTTCTATGCTCACTCAAGACCAAGCACTGGTGTGCCGTTGTAGTAATCAATATTGTCAATGCCCTTAACCCGGGCATCTGGATACTTCGCAGCGAATAACACCAAGGCTGCTTCAAATGACTCCGCTGCAGCGTAAATATGACCAACCGTTAGCTCACCGTATGCTCCTTGGATTTTAATCTGCTGAGTCAATCTGATAGTGAACAGTTTAATCATTCCCTAATCTCCACATAACTAGCCACAATCCATCCCCCTGCCAACACCCCAGCCCACCCCGAGGATTGCCCCTTCCCACCTGGGCAGCCCCTGCACCGAGGAAGAAGAGGCCCAAGAAGACAAACAATATGCGCCGGGATTTACTCATCGATGAAGTACCTCTCTTTAGGAAGATGTTCCCCACAAACCCACCTCACATTCGCTTCTTCTAACCAGGACCATACCGTTGCCTTTCCACACTTCCAGCAGAACATCGGGGGTAGTAATTGAGGATGAGATTTCGGGCCTCTCTTGGGAGGATGAGATAAGCGTTCCTTTCTCAGATTTTCCACTTCCTGGAAATGAAACCACTGCTTCCTGTTTCCCTCCTCCTCCACATACATAGGTCGGAGGGTTCCTCTCTTCATCAGGTCTCTTACCATACGCAGGGAGAGACCCAACCTTTGGGCGGTTTGCTTTAGGGAAAGAGGGGGAGTCAAGGGATATTCCGGGACGGAACAGCGCCGCCACGTCGAGCGGCCTCAGCAGATCCAGGCCGCGCGCCACCAGCAGGGTCGCCTCGGCCTCCGTCATGTTGTCCGGGAAGCTCACCAGCGTCTCTCCGTCCTTCGTCCAGACGTGGACGCGCCGCGGGATCCCGTTGGTCATCACTTCGACCATCACGCGCTGATCGTACGGCGCTCCGTTGCTCGGTGTGCTCACTTACCGCCCACGAATTTCATGATCGTCTCGATCGCCTCGGCCACACCCTCGACCGGCACATCCCACACGCGCACACCGTCCTGACCGTTGATCTCGCGATCGTCGGTGGACGCCACGCACTCGCCGTCTTCCCAGTGCAGGCAACCAAAGCGCACACTTGACCCACCTGGCAACTTAGCCTCGCTGAAGAAATACAGGAATCGATCGCCAGCGCCTTCCGCGCCGATCACCCATCGCGCCTGCGCCTCGATCACGCCGTCGCCTTCTCCACCGCGGCGTGGGCCGTCGCGTTAATGCGGTCGAAATGCCGCTCCGTCTCGGCCACGAAAGACTCGTCGCGTATCTGCACGAGCGCGGCAAGTAACTCCGCCTTCTCCTTGCGCAGCCGGCACACTTCCGCGACAAGCGGCGGAAGCCACTGGCTAGGGCGCGTGCCGCCCGGCCCGACTCTCCTGGCCAGCAGCGCCAGTTCGGTGTCTGTCAGCGGCGTGCTCAAGGGATCCGTGCCACGAAGCCGCCGTCGCCCAGCTCGGCCCCGTCGACCGCTCTGACGTTGAGGCTCGCGCACCGGCCGCAGATCCACCTCACGCTGTTGCCCCGTGCCCTTCCGGCGTCGCCGCCTTCGTCGCCCTCGACCTCGATGCTGGACAGCTGTTCCGCGATCCCGTCGAAGCTCCGCGCCAGCGACTCGGATTCACGCCAGCCAGGAGAGTATTCCGATTAATCATTACCTACCACCTTTACCCTGGGGAGCCATCTCCCTCCCCAGGGGACTAGCCGACCTCTTAGGCCGTGACTGCCTTCGCACCCTTCTTCCCCTTCGGCTGGGGGTGAGGGGCCACCTTGGGGCTCTCCACCCTGATCCCCAGGATGTCGTGGGTACATTCGGGACAAGTTATGCTCCTCCCAGCGGGTAAAGTCAAGAGCTTTTCCTGGATCTGGGAGTGGGTGCAAGGGGCCTCCACTTGGGGGACCTCCTCCGGGGGAGGATGACGGATCTGACTCGCCTCCGGATCCGCCAACTGACGTTCGGGTTGGGTCTTGTAGGGAGGTCTTCCCAGAGGCTTCCCGTTCTTGCTCAACTTCTCCCCGTACTTCGCTTGAGGGGACTTCTCCACCGTCTCTCCACCGTTCTTCTTCCTGTTCCACCAAGCCAGCTGTGCGGCGGAAGGTGCCTTCCCCCCATTCACCACAGGAACCCCTGCGGAGACCATGGGAGGGGTTCCCCCACCCCTGGTGAACCTCTGGGCCAAGAGAATCGCCAGAGCCCTGTCCTGGGGGGAGAGCTGGGTCAGACCCCATGCCACATCCGCCACCACTGCCCCTGTCATCACCGCTGGATTTGTCTGAGCCTTCCTCGGCATTATCCACCTACCTTCCAAAGGGTTTAACGTTTCAATCTCAACTGCCTTACCCCATCCAAGATGCCCCTACTGATCAACATCCCCTCACAGAGGTCACAATCGATGCTGTACTGTAAGAACCCTTGCACCACCTGCTCAACCTCGTAGAGCAAGAACTCCATATGAGCTTCGATAACCAGTCTACTCTCAACTATCCCTAACGTCAACTCCTTTTCAAGTATCTCTGCAAGTATCATCACCCGTGAGGGTTCCATGATATTTCCTTCACATCCGTATGACTTGTCCTTTCCAAACCCCTGGAGAGAGGAGGAGGGATTGCTTTCTTTTCCTAGTCTTGGATGTCTCGGGAACGTAAAGGGGGGGCCCAAAGGGGATCGTCAGGGGAGACGTGACTTTTCTTCAACCTGATGGAACGGATGGTGGAGGTACGGAGGTGTACTAATTTAGCTATTTCCGTATCCGACATACCTATATGGAGGAGGCGCTTGATTTCATCTACTTGGGAAGGGGGGAGGAGGGTTGTGAATCTACTCATGCCAGTTCCTGTTCCTCTAATATCTCCTTAACCTCCTCAAGAAGGTCAGCAAGGACCCATTTCTCCCTGTGGTCCCCATAGCGGACAAGGCGGACTCTTTCTTCCCCTACAGAGAAGGAGATCTTCCAGATGGTCTGATCTATCCGGGCTATTTCTCGGGCTGCTTTAAGGGTGGGATAGTGAGCAATACCGTTCTCTTCACTACGAGTTTGGAAAGACATCTCCCTTTCTCCTATAGATCAATCGTTATGGGAGGGTGGGTAGGGTCATACATCTCATCACAGATGGAGGCGTTGACGAAGATCGGGACAACATCCCCTATCGGGGTCCAGTGGTGCATTCCAGCGGCAGAATGGATATGCCCGAAGACATGGAGGGTTGGTGCTATCCGTTCGACAGCAGAGAGGAGGAGGAGATCTCCGACATGTTCCCCCCTTGGGATGAGATCCAGGATCCCCTTAGGTGGTCCATGAGTGACCAGGATATCCGTCCCCTCCGGGATCCTATCCCAATGGTCATGGGAGGGGGGGAGTTGGAAGGCCCAGTTGAAGAATCGGGGAGTCCATGGAGAGCCCCAGATCTTCAACCCCTCTATCTCCACCCCACTCTCTTGGAGGTAGTTGATCTGAGGATCATAGGCGAGGAGGGTTTGTCTAGCGAAGACTGGATCCTTTTGGAAGAGCCAATCATGATTCCCAGCGATTACCACCTTATGTTTGAAGGGTAGGGAGGCCAACCACTCTGCAGCTGCCTTCACCTCCCGAAAGGTCCCCATCCCCGTGAGATCCCCAGCATGGATGAGCATATCCCCTTCAGGGACCTTGAAGTTGTGTGAGAGGTGGGTATCGGAGAGGCAGACGATTCTCACTCATTCCTCAATATCTGGTGTATCCGTTGCCTTGTCATATGGAATATGTCACCAATGGATCGTAGGGAATGTCCCTCCTGATAAAGCCTCCTCATCAGATGTTGTCGATACTTCGCTGTTATTGTCCTATGTCTTCCTAATGGTCGTCCCGGAGGACGCCTATTGGGGAGATTCCATCCTGCAGACCCACACCAACGACAACGCTTGGGTAGATGGACATTCGCCATCCAGCCCCGTCCACAACGTTTGCAGGTTACGGGGGTTCGCATCCCTACCGTACCGAACTCCTCTCAATCGCAACCCCTCTCACCCTAACCCACCACTCCTCATACCTCCCCATCCACTCCTTCAGGAGAAGGGGATGGACGGTGTAGATTGATGCGGGAGGTTCTGGGGCGAGGAGGAGGGCAGCCAACACATCGTTGGTAGCAGGGGAGCCTAGGAGCTTCCCTGCCTCCTTCCTCGCCTCCTGCCCCCTCCTCCCCCTATCGTAGTCATCGATGACCAACCGGGCTAGCATGGTGAGCTTATCGTCTTCCATTTCAACCACCTTTCCTCAACCTGGATACATGGTATACAGCCCCTGGGGGGATGTCAAGACTTTCTTTTCCCTATCTCCACCACTTCCCCTTGGTCTGCTCATGCAATCTCCGATTCTGTTCCTCCTGCCTATCTTGATCCTCCTGCCACTTCCTCCCTGCCTCTGAGTCTTGGGTAGGGGTTGGCTCCAACCCAATCCTCACAATGATCACCACCAGAGCAATCGCTACTATCCCGGCAAAGAGCATTTCTTCTCCCTTACCTTAATACACAACGTAGATCTGTCTCATAGTGGGTCCTTTACTTTCCCCGATTAGCCGCCTGCCGGCGGCGACTTCACCACACAATCCCGATGAATTTTCCACAGTGAAATCAGGGCCTGCTTGTCACTTTGGATCGCAGCACTCTTCCATCCGCATGAACATATCGCTCGATCAGCGCCATCATGGTAGTAGAAACCACCATCACCAAATGTACAGGGCTCAAAGCGGATTAGTTCATGTTTATCACTCACAGTCCCTCTTCTTCCTCATCCTCCAACTCCAGGAAGTTCCTCTTCAACCCCAGGAAGTGGGCATGTTCCTTCAGGGCCTCCTCTGAGGGCTTGCCCTGCTTGAGGGATCCCTTCCCCCCGGTCATCTTCAACATGTGCTTCTCGATCTGTTCAAGCCCCTTCCAGACTCTCTTGGTTAACCGCTTGAGCTTCCTCACCCCTTCCAAGTCGAAGGACAGCTCGGTTGGCTTCCTCCTCTTCCTCATAGATCCTTCCTCCCCCTCACCTGATCAACCCTCCTCGTCACAGTGACACAGGTCTCCCCTGGGTTGGTTTGAAAATACTGATCCACCCCCTCCCACTCCAACCTCGCCTGACACGATAGCAGGGCAGCTGACGGGACACAAGCAGCACTCACCCCCGAGAAGTCCCTCCCAACCTGGATCTCCCTCCACACCCCCTCATAGGATCCTTGGATCCTGGGATTGGTCAGGCCGTTCACACAGCTGTGCAAGGCAACCCCTATCGCCATATCATGTTGATGTTGGGGGGACATCCGGATAGGGGGAGCGGTGGGAATGACCTTGTCCTCCACACAACCAACAGTGAGCAGGACCACTAGGAGGATAGGGGAGGGATCCAGTCCCTCCTTGGGAGGGATGAGGACCCTCAGGGCATACCCATACCCAGGGGTATTGTCGTACGCATTGAGGATGTGTTGGGAGGGGTGACTCACAGCCCCTCCTCCTCATGCACTTCCCCACACTCCAGGCAATAGCCGGGCAAGAAAGGTCCAACAAACTCCATCGGGATATTAACCCCCCTCATGGGGGGATTGTAGAACCCTTCGGAGGAACAGACAGAGAGCATGTCTTGACTCATAGTCATTTCCCTTCTGCCTTTGCCAATGCTGCCTCAAGTTCCCGACAAGAATCCGTCAACTGCCCATGCAATCTCCACTCCATTGCTGCATGTTTGGCTGCTTCCAGGAGGTCAGGGGCGGCTGAGATGAGACGGGCATTAGCGGTCGCCTCTTCTGCATCCTGAGTAGACTCGATCGTCGCGAGGTTGTTCCCGTCTGGCCCCCAAACTTGAGCCATGTAGCAGTGTCCTCGCGTGCCCTTTTGCGGGCTGAACGACCATGGCCCCGGAGTGTGTGTCACAATCCCTCCCCCTTCCCACAGCAAGGGAACACCCTCCCTGTATACCCCACATCCCCCAGGGTGCAGTCATTCCTCTCCACCCCATTCCGATCTGTCCCGGAGCCAAACTCCTCCCCTAGGGCCATCGTTAGGGCAGCCTCTCCTGACTCAGCCTCCAGGTTGAGGACCCAAGCTCCCCTTTGGACCTTCTTCGCCACGTCCTTACACCCTATGGAATGAATCTCTGCCATCTCATAGTCAGCGTTCTCGGGATTCATAACCGCCTTGAACTTCCTCATTATCCCCTCCAAGAAACCCCCAGTCACAGTGAGGGGGGTTTGAGCAAGGGATACAGCTATGGCTTCGTGATCTCACACCACGTCTTGACCTCATCCAGGATCTCTTGCGGTATTGCCTCCCTTCCCATTTGTGCCTGCCTATCCCACCACTCATCAAACGCTTTCACAGCCGTCTTTAGATACTCTCGCGCCGCTTGACGTGTCCTGAAGCGTTTACGAATTCGCAGGAGTGGCGCGTATACTTCCCAACCCTTGGCCTGACGCTTTAGGATGAAAATGTCGTTCGTGGCTCTAGTCATAGTCACTTCCTTCCCTATAATGTAAGTCACAGTTACTTAGATAGCAAGGGTTATTTAGGATGTGCGTTATATACCCTTACTCCCTACCCTTCCTCACAATGGCCCGCTGGATCCGGGCAAGGCGCAGACAGATCTTTCGGCATTCCTCTCCTCCTTCGGTGCCATCCTTCGCCAAGGAGCGTGCCTGCCTCTCATTCATCCTCGCAGCAAGGATCAGATTCCCAGCTGCTATGTTCTTCGCGTCCCTGATAGCCTCTGTCTCGCGTGAAGTGTTCATATGTGTCTAGCCTCCCAACCTACCTCCAACCCCTTCAGGATCCTCTAGGTTGGAAGTAGGGTGCGGGGTTAGGGCTCTACTCTCCCAACATATCCGCAATGATCAACATCTCATCCACCGGTAAAGCCTTATAGCGTATGGCGACCTTTGACGGCAACTGGTCGAACAAACGAAGGATCCTGGAAGCTTCTGCCGGGAGGATGTAAACGCCTTCTATGAAATTCTCTTCGGTCTTCTGTACCCCACTACGCTCTATATGGAGGAGGCGTGTCAACTTATCCTCACTCACAGTCGCCTCCATGTTCTTCCTTGACATACTCCTCCACTGCCGCTATGGAATTGTCAAGAACAATCCCACCGATGGGCTCGTCCGTCAGGTTCCAATGCTGGCAGGTAGCGCAATGCTGGCCCGCAACCCCGCCGCATGGTTCCAAGACGTCAACCGTTAAGGCAATCAATTCGCCCGAGTCCAAGCTATCACATTCTTCCCGATAGAATTTGTCACACTCGGCCAAATCCTCATCCGTAGGATGATAACGCCGGTCACACTCCTCCGATCCGCCGCTAGTTCCTTCAATTGTCTCTGCTAATCCATGAAGAATACGGGCTAGTTCCATCCCTCTGCTACCGGGTTCAAATGCGGCATTATCCGTTTTGACTTTCAATATGAACATAATGTCTAGCCTCCTAACCTAACTCACAGTCACTTGACTGGGCGTTAGGGTATGGGGTTAGCGCGGCAGTCCTGCAGCATCCTTCCAACCATTTGGATGATGTACCGTGTACGTCGTTCCTGGCTTGTCCGTGAGCACAGCGAGGGTATCCCAAAAACCCTCCGCACCCTTGCACACTCCGCAGCTGCAGTTACCTGCCGACCGCCACAAGGCTTTAGGTAACTCCACGAATACTATGTTGGTACCCTTGCGTGGCCATGAACGGGTGCCGTTCAGTTGGCGCTTACCTTCCACCATGGCAGCTAATTCAAGCTTGATCTGTGTCTGATCCTTCTTGGTCATATCGTTTCTATCCTCCTGATCTACTGCGTCTATGATTCTCATACATTCAATATAGGCCTCCGTACCCTCGCGCGCCATACTTATTCGCATACCGGGAAAGATACCCCGGAAGTAACCCGATATCCCTTGCAAGGGCACACAGCGCACGGGCCATCATGCACCATAGGTTCATGGCCACAGGTGCAGAAGGGTATGGCCCGGATAGCCCGCTTAAGCTCCCCGTCGCGATAGCCCTTACAAGGGCAAAGGGCACACCTACCACCGTCCGCAGGTTCATCGTGGTAGGCCTCCAGGTGCCCACAGAGACACTTCTGTTCGTTCGTTAGGGCTGTGAGTAGGGTATGGGTTGCGAATGGTTTGGAGGGCATCCTAACGCTGATTAGGGCAAGAGGAGAGAAGCTTAGCCTTCCGCTCATCCGTATAGCAGGTGAGGCAAAGCGCGGGAGGCCAACACTTGCTATCCCGTGGGATCAAGGGTCCGCAACACTGCCGTTTCTTAGCGATAGGCTCATCACAGATATCACAGCAGAGAAGCTTGCGCTGGCCGTCTGTACTAACCTCGAATGAGTAACCCATAGGTAACCCTCCCATTCAACCCTCAACCTTTCGGGGAGGGTTGGAGCGAGGGTTACCTAGACCGTGGTCCGATGATTCCGTACCAGCTGCCGGTAGATCCATCGCTGATCCTCAGACTCAAACCGTCCTTGCTGTAGGCTCAACCCCGGGCGGTATCCTGCAGTATCCAACCGGCAAAGGATCCTATAACCCCGCGACCATTGGCCGGAATGGTGGCGATTGCAGAATGCCCAAAGCGCGCCGTATAGGTCGAATCGATCCATTAGAATCGCTCCCTTCCATTGCAGGACCGGCAAACGAGGTTACCGCGCAAAGCCTCAAGTCTAGCGCGATAGTCTGACTTGACGTAAGGCCTTTGGCCGTTACAGCTGACGCAACGTGTCCACCGATAACCCTCGCGACAATCCACCGTGGTCCAACCCTGACCGGGCGCATACCATGCCTGACAGGCATCACAGGTATTCCCGATCAATCCATCATTGTCGTCTGCAAACCAAACGCCGGTCTCATCCGAGTCCCTGTCATCCTTGAAGCAATCGGGACAGTAGACCGCTCCCTCCCATACGTAAGCGATAGCATCGCAGGCGTTCATTACTTCCCCCCTTGACACTTGAGACACTTCGGGACGTGGATTGTAGGGCGATGGCAGGTGAGGCAGGACGTGGTGTGTGCCCTTCTCGATACCCTTCCCGCGATAGGTTCCTTCGGCCGCGATATAGGTACTGTAACCGCGGATTACGATGCTAACCTTGATTCCTTGTGAGAGTTTCATAGTACTAATATAGGTCTTTCCTCCGGGATAGCTATACCTAAATATCCCGATACCTCAATAACCCTGTTATCCTGAGATATGCCCAACCTAGCAGCATCAACCGCCCCCGCTAAGTCATTCGTCGGCCCTACCGCTCCCCAGCTAGGCCTACGTGCGAAGGAACGCCTATTCATCGCCGCATACCTCGGACAAGCCAGGATGAATGCCTCTGAAGCCGCCCGAATGGCAGGTTACATGCAACCGCGCACCATGGGAATGCGTCTTTACCGCCGTTTGCGGGAACATATTGATTCTGAACTACTTACCCTTCGGGATAGGTTAATCATGAATCCAGACGAGGTTATGCAGGGAATAACAGAGGTAGCAAGGGACTCCCATTCGCGAGACCGGTTGAATGCCCTAATCACCCTAGCCAAGATCCATGGATTACTCTCCGAACGTGTCACACTGAACCTAGATCCCAAACAATTGAAGGCGGAATTGCTAGGTGCCCTTCAAGACCTAGCCCTACAGTATCGCCAACCCCCAACCCCCTCGATAGTCTCTCTCCCCCTCCCAGGTGAGTCAATGGAAGAGTTACCCCCGACGGTCCCTGCTGTGCCTGAACTGCCGTCCTAGCCCTCCCTCCGCTCCCCCAGCCTACAGCTGCAGCCCGGTCAGGGTATACACTCCCGCATCCTTCCCTGCTAGCCTCCATTGGTCCCTCTAGGTCGCATGAGGGCTAACCCAAGTTATGTCAAGGGGTTGACATATACCCTGCGTAGGGCTGTAAGGGGAAGGGAAGTGGGAAGGAGAGCGGTATGTCTATGGTACGTATAGCGTTAGTGCAATGTAGGCCAATGCGTTACTGTTCATTGTGGCATGAGGCTTGACGCCTAGCGCCTCTGTTCGTTGACTCTAGCAGGGCGCAGCCCTGCTAAGTCACTGACCCCTATACCCTATGCCGGGAGACCCCCCCTCCCAATTTTTAGGTAGGCGCGGCCTTCTACCTCCCATACACATTTTTCCCCCAAGTGTGGTCTAACCAGTTATAGAATGAATAACTTATGAGACCCTACCCCCTTTTTTGGGTACGGATCCCCCCTCAGGGATTCCGTTATCCCCCCTAAAGGATAGTCTTGACTACAGCTTGTGGATAGGTGTAGTTTCCCCCCTGAAAGGGGGGACAAGGGATGCTCAGTGAGCAGAGGAGAGCCCAGATCCTCCTCGTCCTGATCCGGGGAAAGGTGATCAGGAGGAGTTGGAGAGGGGGGAAGTTGATCTATTGGCTGGAAGGGGTCCCTCGGTTGAGGGAGGTGGAGGTCTGGGAACTCCGGAGGCTCTTAGAGCCCCAAAGGGGGAGGGCTCTCTTTAAGTGCTTGAGATTGAAGGAGAACTGGTGGGGAATTACTAGGAAAGAGTGAGTAAAGGGGTCCTGGTTTCTGCCGTTAAAAATACCCCTCCTATACCCCTCCTACCTAAGGAAGCGGGGTTTCCTGCTTGATTAAATGTAACACAGGGGAGGTCTCCGGAGGACAGAGAGATTCTATTAGTGGTTTTACGGTGTAAGGGGTCAAATAGAATCTCTCTGTGGGTTTGGATGGGTTCCGCCGAATGGGTGTCAGACACCCTAAAATGGGACATAGGATAAATGTCAGACTTACCTCCCTCTTGTGAAAATAAAGTTGGTTATGCTACCCTCCTCATATGAGATCCATGCTTGACCTATACGGAAGACCCATCCGTAACCCCCGTGGGCCTCACTCCCGCAGCATCCTCCATCGGATCTACTCCCAACTCATGACCCCCCAGGGCTCCACATGCCAGATCTGGAGAGGTGGGAGGACAGGGGATAGAACCAAGGCGAGGATGTATATAGCTCCCAGGAAGTATCGGTTGGTTGAGAGGGAACTCTGGGCACAGACCTACGGGTATATTGAGAAGCAGGACAAGGTCATCCACACCTGTGGGAATCAGCTCTGTATGAATCTTGAGCACATGGAGCTGGGGAAGTTTGAGAAGCAGGTAGAGCATAGGCGAATGTTTGGTCAGAGGATGCAGGAGAGACGCAAGAAGCCCAAGGAGGTTGATGATGGACTACAGTCGGAAGTCAGCAAACAAACCCCCACCTAAACCCCCACCCCTCCCCAGAGGGTTCTCCACCGACTTAACCCCTCGATTGGCCCCACCCAGATTCTCCCCCACCTACCGACCCCCCGTTTACCGTATCGCCTAACCCCCTAACAATCCACCAATAATCCCAGGGTGTTACCCTGGGATAGGTGTCTTCTCGCCCCCTATCCGCCGACATTCGTAAAGATCTCGCACAGATCCAAGAACATGTCGAGAGGGGGCTCAAGTTAGAGAAGCTAACCCCAACCCAAATCATAGATGCCGTCGCTGATGCTTTCCTCCTTTCCGGGAAGCCCCAGCTCGCCTCTCAACTCCAAGAGCTGAGAGCGAAGTGGTTGCTATTGAACATCCCCCCAGAAGGAGCGGTACATTGAAAAGACTCATCCCCCTCCTCCTTCTCCTCTCAGGATGTAGGCTCCTGGATCTCCAGATCCCCAGGAGTCCTTGCCCCCCTTCTGACCCCTGCCCGATGGTGACCCCTCCTCCATCCCCCCCAATCCCCTCCCCTTCCCCCACACCTTCACCAATCCCTCTCCCCACTCCAACACCCCTCCCTACTCCTTCCCCCTCCCCAGAGGTCTGCCAGAGCCCTCCAGGTAGGGTCTGTAACTCCGGGGAAGGGGATCCTGATTGTGGATGTTGGATCTGTGCTCCCAGAACTGGGATGAAGTGGGAGAAGAAGAGGGATTGCGCCTTCCCTCCCCCTGATCCATGCCTCACCTGCTGGTCATGTGAAGGGTTGAGGGAGTATCAGGTCCGTCAGGGGCACTTAACCCCTGTGGTGCATAACGGGAAGCAACTGTATGTCAATGCGGGGAAGTATATCAATGACAGGTGTGAAAGTGTGGACGAGAATGGTTCATACCTTGGACCACCCAGTTGGTTTTTGGGTGATCAGTGCTGGCCTCCTCCTGTTTGCTCTTCTCCTCTCCCCTCTCCTCTACCTAACCCCAGCCCAATACCTGGACCTAGTCCTTCTCCTCCTCTAATGAGTGAGTGCCCCCCCTTGGTGAAGTGGGTTGTCGGGATCCACAACATCATGAATGGGAACTTCCAGCCTTCTGAGGAAGTGGTCTCTGGGGGGTATGTGGTCCTGGACTCCACCCCCAGGTTCAGATTACCCAACTACCCCCCTGACCGGGGAGGTCCCTGTAACTCCGACCACCCCTGTGGGAGGGAGTGTGAGGATCCTAGGGGGGGAGTGTTCACTGTGGTCTCTGGGGATCCAGGGAACTCCAGGACCCAATCCCCGGGCCCTGACAGTGGTTATCAGCTCCGTCTAGGCCCACTCAATAGGGGAAGCCATGTAATCCGCCTCTGCCCCCTCGGGGATCTCCATGATGGAGAGAATCCCTCTAGGAGGGTGGGGTTGGTTCCTGGGTTTGTATGCTCGGAAGTAACTGTGGAGGTGCATTGAATGATTGTTCTGACTGATAAGCATAAGATCCCCTTCCAGATAGATCCTGAGGATTATGAAGCAGTGTCTCGTTATCCATGGTGTATCGGTGGACCTGGCTATCCCTTCTCCAAGACAGGCAAATACCCCAACGACACTGCTATTACTCTTCATCAATTCCTCTTAGGTAAGGCTCCTCCGGGATTAGAGTGGGATCACATCAATCGGGACAAGTTAGACAATCGAAGAGCAAATTTGAGAGCCGTTACTCGTTCCATCAATGGTCGAAACATCGGTCTTCGTAGGCATAACACATCAGGCGTAACCGGAGTCTATTGGTTCAAGCCCATCAAACGTTGGTACGCCCGGATTAATGTCGGTAAGGGCCGTAAGTATGTTCATCTGGGGTATCACCCCAGCTATGAAGCAGCGGTGGCAGCACGTAAGGCTGCTGAAGCTTTGTACTGGTGATAGATGGCCCCAATTTACGCTGATATACGAGAGACCATCAGGAAACTGGAACGGGGAGAACTCTCGATTCCACAGATGTTATCTCTCAAAGATCAGATATTACCCTTATTAAAGGCAGGAAAGAAGCCACTTCCAGATAATCCAGCCGATTTTGCCATGTTCATGACTGAGGATGAGCATCCCGACCATAAATGGGAGGTTGCACCACATTTAAGGCTGATTTCCGACTATCTGACCGAACTAATCGCTGGAAAACGGCAGCGATTGATGATTTTCACCCCACCTAGGCACGGAAAGTCGGAACTGGTATCCAAATGGCTTCCAGTTTGGTTTTTGGCGAAGAATCCCACTAAAAAAATCATCCTAGCCTCATACGAGCAGGATTTCAGCAATATCTATGGTCGTGCTGTTAGGGATATTATCCAAAACAATCAGGATAAGCTCTCCATTACCCTTGATTCAGGCTCTACTGCAGCCCACCGATGGTCTTTGACCTCCGGTGGAGGAATGATGTGTGCGGGAGCTGGGGGACCTATCACAGGTAAGGGTGCAGACCTCCTGATTGTGGACGATCCGGTGAAAAATGACGAAGAGGCGTCCTCGGAAGTCTATAGAGAGAAGCTCTTTTCGTGGTGGCAGAGCACGGCTTTTACTCGTCTATCCCCTACTGGTGTTGTCGTCATTATCATGACCAGATGGAATGAGGATGACGTGTCGGGAAGGTTGGAGAATCTATCCACCTCAGGTGAAGGACTTCATTGGGACATTCTCAGACTTCCTGCTTTAGCAGAGGATGATGATCCCCTAGGGAGGAAGTATGGGGAGGCCCTCTGGCCCACCCGCTTCTCCAGAGAATGGCTCCTAGACAAGAAGAGGGGTATTAGTCCTTACCTCTTCTCAGCCCTCTACCAACAACATCCCACCCCAGAAGAGGGAAACGCTGTACGCCGTTCCTGGTGGGGAAGGTATCAAGTAGCTCCTGATGTTGAATCGATGGACGTGGTTATACAGAGTTGGGATCTGGCCTTCAAAGATATGTCCAAGAATGACTTCACCGTAGGTCAGGTGTGGGGGAGGAAGGGAGCTTCCCTCTATCTCCTAGACCAAATCAGAGGCCACCTCAATGCGGAGGAATGTGTCTTGGCTATCAGAGCCACCACTGCCAAATGGCCTAGAGCCTTAGCCAAGCTCATTGAGGATAAGGCCAATGGACCGGCTGTCATCCAGATGCTATCCAAGAAGGTGGCAGGAGTAATCCCGATCAACCCCAAAGCCTCCAAGGATGCTCGCCTAGCCGCTGTGATCCCCTTCATCGCAGCCGGGAATGTCCACCTCCCCGAGGGGGAGATAGCTCCTTGGGTGGGGGATTTCATAGAGGAGTGTGCTGCCTTCCCCAAGGGGGCTAATGATGACTGTGTTGACGCCATGACCCAAGCACTCAACTACCTCAACCCCCAAGCCTCCCTCCATATCGAGAAAATGCACAGAGAAGCCCTCAACACTCCCGACAAAGCCACCCCTATCGATCTTCACACAGCCTCCGTCCATAAATCCCTTCGGGAGGCAGTGAAGAAAACCACCAAAAAGATCAACACCACCAAAGGGCAGGCATTCCGTCAAAGGGCCCATACGGGTCATTGGTAGACTTACTTAGGGGGGTTAAGGGTAAATGTTCAATAAGAAGCTAATCCAATCTCTGGAAAAGGAAATCACTCGGCTCTCTGCCCAAAGTAGTGATCTCCTTGACAGGTTGGAGAGGCAATTTACTGTAGCTGCCCAGGAAAGGGAGAAGCTTTTACAGAAGATCATTGCCCTAGGATCCCCCGCTTCCTTCTCCCTCATGAACCCCAAAGTCTCCTCGGAATCGAAACTCTCCCCTTTCCCCTCCGGACAATCAAGGATGGCCCCAGGCCTCCCCTCGCAGGTTCGCCTCTCTCCACCCCTCCCCTTCTCCTCCTCAGCTGCGAACCTGAGGAAGGAGATCCTTCCCATACCTCCTCTCCCTACCGAGGGGTTTTAATTGGGAATGGTTGATCCGAAAGGGACTAGAGTCCCTGACTTGGATGCTGACGACTCTACCCTTATTGATTTTAAGAATAAGTATTTCTCCAAGTACAACATCTGCCGTTTAGCTGAGATGCAGAGGATGTCCTTGGCTCTCCACTACCTCTATGGGAGGCAGTGGATTGAGCTAGACCAAACCCTTGTGCAAAGCGGATCTGGGTATGCCTTCAAGTCTATTGATGGGGTTGATCCCCAAATGCCCAAACCGGTTATCAACATCTGTCTCCCAGCGGTGAAGGTCGAGAACAGCAGCCTCTCTAAGAGGCAGATCATCCCCAACATCCTCCCCACCGCTAAGGACCCTAGGGTAGAAACAGCTGCGAAGGAAGCGAAGGACATCCTCCTCCATACCCTCAAGAAGAATCTGTGGCCCGAGAAGAGGGATGACCACACCACCAATACCGTTGCTACTGGTATTGGAATCATGCGTTCCTTCTGGGATGAGCCCCACACAGAGACTACTCCCACAGCCTCCCCCTTCGCAGCCAAGTGCCCCAATGAGGGATGTGGAACCATGGTGAGCAACACCCAGGTCCCCACAGACCTCCTCATGCAGACGGCTCCTAATGCCCCTGCGACGGAGATTGAAGGGCTGGGGTTGTCGGAGTTGGAAGGCTGTCCTACTTGTGAGGAACCCACCCCTCTCCAACCCTTTGAGTTGGATGAAGAGGGAGCCAAGGGGGCGGACTTCTTTGGTCGCCCTATGGGGGAGGAGGTTGCTAAGGGGCATCCTGCTCTGGAGGTGGTGAGTCCCTTTGACTTCTACCCTTTCAACCATGGAGTGGATCAATCCCCTTCAGATTTGAGAGTGGTAGGTCAAGCCACCGTGAGGGATCTGGATTGGGTCTATGACAGATATCCTGAGGAGGCTGAGGATCTTCGTCCAGAGGATCCCCAAGAACTCCTTTCCAGACATCCCACGATGGGGTATGGGGGGATCTTCAACTCCTACTCCTCCTCTGTTGATAGCGGGATTTACGACTCCCATGTAACCATCTATGACATCGTTGCAGAGAAGTCCTACAGATTCCCCCAGGGTCGTCTGATCCGTATCGCTGGTCAGGGCCCTGAGGGGGGGAAGGTTCTCTTCTCTGGTCCTCTCTATAGGGAGGTTGCTGGGGTGGAGGTTGCTACTGTGAAGTATGCGGTGGCGGTCCATACCCCCCAACATCGGCTCATCTGGGGGAGATCCGTTGTGGATGATCTGGTGTCCATCCAGAATCAGGTCAATGGGATCAAGTCCCAAATCATCTCAGCCAGAGAGACCCTAGGTTCCCCTAACATCCTCGCCACTGAGAACATGGACCTCTCAGAACCCTCCTGGTTTGATGCCTACTCAGGGAAGATCATGAGGTATAGCATTGATCCTCTCAATCCTCTTGCCAAACCAGAAGTCTTCGGCGGTGTCCTCTTCCCTGGTGGGGGTGAGCTTGAGCTGGACAAGCTTTTGGAACTCGCTAAGTACATTGCTGGCCCCCAGGATATCGAGCAGGGGGAAGCCCCAAGGAACATATCTACAACTTCCGGCTTGCAACTGTTGGGAGAGGCAGCCGAGAGAAGGAGGGCTGCTACTGAGAGAGCCCTCACTTTCTGCTATGAGAAGATTTGGTCCCACCAGTTGGAACTCCTCTGGGTCCTCCGTACCGAGTCAGACACCTACGAAGTAGAGGGAGAGGATGGCTCTTGGGAGGAGAAGCAGTTCTCCAGGACGAACATCCTAGGTCAAACAAAGGTAACCATAGAGAAGCAGGCTGAGATTGACAGATCCCTCTACCAAAGAGAAGCAGCCCGAGAAGCCCAAGCCGATATGCTTTACATCGTGGATAACGCTATTACTCGGAAGAGACTTCTGGAGCTACGTGGCTTACCTACTGATGTGAATCAGGATCTGAACTATCAAGTTGACCTCGCTAAGAGGCAATGGATCGATTATGTAGATGATGGAAAGATCCCCACTATCGATCCCTCGATTGATGACTTCCGGATCAGGTTTCAAGCCCTCGCCACCATGCTCCTCTCGGATGAAGGTCAGAGGTTGCAGGAGGAGATGGGTTGGCCTAAGACCCTTAAACAGATCGCAGGTTGGGAGCAAGAGTTAGCCAAAGCAGAGATGATGGACGATCAAGTCAGGGGGATGTATAGCGCAATCGCTCCCCCTGAGGAGAACAACAAACTCTACGCTCAGGCAATGGTTTCCTACAGTGCCCAGCAAGAAGGGATGGAGGCTCAGGGGCAACAGATGGCCTCCCAAGGAGTCGTTGGTCCCCCTCCTGCTCCCCTCCCTCCTCCCCCACCCCCGATATTCCTCCCAGCGGACAAAGCAGACCGGGTGTATGGGGTCTGGAAGCAGATGATTAATGTGGCTTTGATGAAGGTCCAGCAAGGCCCCCCTGGAGCCCCCCCTCAGGGTGTTCCCGAAATGGGTACGACCGTTCCCAATGTGGGAATGGACCCAGGTCAGGGCCCAGGTCTCGCTCCCCTCCAAGACCCTGGTGCCCCTCAGGATGCCTTCCTAAAGTTCAGATCGGTTGTGGAGGCATACAAGCTCCTCGCTGAAAAGAAGGATCTGATGGGTATGATGGGAGCCCCCCAAGCCCCCTCCCCAGGTACTCCAGGGGGGAATCCGGGGACGGGAGGTGCTCTTCCAGGGATAGCCCCCGCTGCCCCAGTCAACCCCCCTAACCCCCAACCGCCTCAAATCACCTAAGAGGTATTGTGACCCGTTTCCTCAACTTCCTCCGTAGGATCCTCCCGATCCTCAGCCGTCTTCTCCCTCCTGAACGGAAGGCTTAGGGGTGTTCTCCTTCCTCATTCATCTCATCTTCCTCTTCGCCACATTCCTCATCATTTACTAATCGTTACACGTTGTTATTTAACTGCCCCTTTATGGGGAAGAAGGAGTCCCCCTAATGGGAGAAGAGAGATGGTGGGATCAGGCTACCCGGAGCTGGAAGACGAGGGGTACTAAGTCTGATAGTGAACTAGCTGATGCTAAGGCGAAGGAACAATTCCAGGACACCTCCACCCTCATTAAAGCTGCTGAGGATAACAAGGCGAAGTCGGCCACCTCCACCCCTGTAGAGGACAGTCCCCTCGTTGCAGCCTCAAAGAAAGCAGCCAAGGCCCGGAAGGCTGCCCAGATATCCGCTCTCAGCCAGTAACCCCCTATCCTTATATATAGGTCGTAGAGAAGTGCCCCTTTAGAGGGGGATGTTACTCTTAACTTATCCAGCCTCAGGGACTACCCCTGAGCGGAAAGGTCCAACCACAATATGTCAGACGAAGCAAATGATGAGGGTGATGTTGTCCTTCATCTAGACGATGATCCCACCCCCGAGTCTACCCCGGAGGAGGGACCTCAGGATGATGTAGCTGATTCTGAGGATGAAGACCCTGCTACTCCAACCGAAGAAGAGCCTGAGGAACCGGTTAAGGCTACCCAGGGTCGTAGCCCCAAGTTCCAGAAACTTCTTGCGAAGTATGGTGGGGATGAAGATAAGCTAGCTGACGCGATCTTTGAGCAATACAACTCCGCATCAACCCTTCATGGGAAGATCCGGGAGTTGGAAGCAAGGATCAACACCCCTAGCAAACCCAAACCCCCCGCTGAAGACCATCCAGATATAAAGGCTCTCAAGAGCGATATCGCCTCTCAGGAACAGAGGTTCAAGACCGCTGAACTAAGGCAGCAACAGATTCTCCAGGTTATCTCAACCGTTAAGGAAGAGGTGGCTGCCAAAAAAGGAGAACTGAGGAGAGCGGATCCAGATGAGAAGCATTCCATCCAGAGAGAGATCTCTGACCTGGAATCTCGTATGGCTCTCCTCTCCACCGATTGGTATTCCCAAGAGGATCGTAAAGGGGATATTCAATATCGTCATAAGTCCCTAGAACGGGAACTGAAAGCAGCGGAAAGAGCCGTCCAATCTGAGCTGGCACAGAAGTCCAATCAGGATGCCCAGAATCAAGTCACCCAGGAGGAGATTGCTAACACCTTCAAAGGTATCGCAACCTCCAGAGCCAAAGCAGCTGGGATAGAGGATCCCGAGGTCTTAGAGTATTTTCACAACACAGCTAGAGCGGAAGCCATTGCGTATCTCCGCACTCCAGGGGCACAGAGCCTAGACTTTGACAAGTTCATAAGTCAAAGGCTTGTTCCCTTCCTGAAGTTCGTAGGTATGGGCAAGAAGACTACCTTCACTAAAGCCAGTACCGAAAAACTTCAGGCAGCTGGGAAACCAACCCAACCCACTAAGATCCCCCCTCGCCCCTCTTCCTCCCCTGTGATCAAGATTGATAGTAAGGGTGTCCCACAATTCCCCAAAGGACCCTTAACGGTGGAGCAAGCAAAGGCCTTCACCAAGTCCATGTTGGGGTAATCGGAGTAGCACATTATGTCTGCTGGTATCTTTACCTCTATCACGACCTCGCTCAAGAATACTTACACAAATAAAATCGTTGAGCCGATGGTTAATGAATCGGCCCCTTTCCGTAAGTGGCTTTCCAAGAATACCCCTGCTGGTGGTTTCGTTAGTGGTGGTGCAGGTATTCTGAAGTTTGCTGGAAACTTGGCCCCTGAACAGAACGTTGGTCAGCTCCTGGATAGCGGAACCCTCCCCCCCACGAAGGATCGTTCTGATGTCCAGTTCACCCTCACCCCGACCATCTTTGCAGCTGCAGTTGAACTGGGATGGTTGACCCGGAGTGCTGCATCCTCGGATAAGGGTGCATTCAATGGTGGAGAACTCCGGAGGAGAACCAATGATGGTATCTCCGCTCTGGGGAAGTTTATCGAATCCACTTATGTTGGTACGCATGGTACTGGTCGTAGGGCCAGGGTCTCCACTGACGGTACCTCTACCTTCGTTGCAGCCCTCCCCGAGGGAACTCGGTTGCTTCGTAGGAATATGTACATCACCGCTCGAACGACTGATGGTGGAGCCACTGTTCGTGACACTGTTGACCTCAGGTTGATCACGGCTATCAATCACTCTACCCGTACCGTCACCTATGATGGTGCAGATCAGACCTTGGTTGCTGGGGATCATATCCATGTGGTCAATGAGGCAGCTCAGTCCTTCGTTACCAATCCCTTCGCTAACGGTCTTCGTGGTCTTGTCGATGACGCCACCTATGCTGCCTCCATCCATGGTCTTGCTCGGGTTACCTACCCCGAGTTGAATGCCACTGTTTCCTCCAATGGTGGAACCCTCCGATCCCTCTCCGAAGGGATGATGATCCAGCTTGTTCATGAAATCCTGGCCCGTACCGGAAAGCCCATCACCGCCATCTGGGCTCCTGAAGGGCAGATCCAGAAGTATGTGGAATTCGTTGCTCCTGATCGTAGGAATGTGAGGACTGGTAAGTCGGATACGGGGAATATGGCCACTGGGTATAGGGAAGAGGACTTGCTCTTCTATGCTCCGGGGATTGCTGTTCCGATCAAGACTTCCTTTGACATGGTCGCAAGGGAGATGTACTTCCTCAATGAGGATTCCTTCTTCCACTATGTTGCGAAAGAACTTGGTTGGCAGGAGGGGGCAGGTAAGGACCTTCTGCAACTCATCCCTGCGACTGCCGGCTATAAGGCAGGTTATTTAGGCTACATTACGGCTTTGGAAAATATAGGCAACGATTTTCCGATGTCTAATGGAGTAATGAGAGACTTGAAGGATCCAAGCGTGGGTGACAGCTAAATAGTCAATAGCAGGGCCTAGTTACAATACACTGGGCCCTGCTTAGTTAGATGTGTTTCCAGTTCACTCGATTGATGATTGGATATACGATCCAGCGGTGGATGTTGAAATGTGCAGCAATGTCTTTTGGTTTGACTCCTTCGCTATGTAGCCGACGTATTTTCTAAAACGATCTCGGTTGTCAATTTGGCATGAGCGTGTCTCTCGCCAAGACCCCAACGATGCCTTCCCTTGTTTCGCATATCTTGGAGGTTGTCCTGCTGGGTTCCAAGGAAGAGGTGGTCTGGTCTCACGCAGGGGGGATTGTCGCATTTGTGTAATACCGACATTCCCTTTGGAATTGGACCGTAGTGCAATTCCCAGGACACCCGGTGAGTGCCCTTGATACCAGCCTTGCGACTGCCCATTGAGAGTTGTCCGTAGCCTCTAAGTCGTCTGCCTGTCCATATCCAGCATGTCTCAGTCTTCTTGACGTTTTTCCAGAATCGTTCCATCCAGACAAGCTAGCAAACAGAGCTTGTCCCAATGCAACTGTAATAGTTCCGTAATACCTAGGGACCACCAGCTCCCTCCTCCCTCCCGATCTTCGGGAAGCTCTATACGAGCAGCGTCCTCCTTCTCGGGGGGACAAGGGGACGAAGGACACTTACTCCCTCTGAGCCCATTGGGCGAAGGAAATCATAAATGCCGCGTAATCAGCGTCCCCTCCGTTACACTTTCCCCTATCAGCTCCACCCCAACTTCACCGGGCGTAAGTATGCCCGCGAGGTTCTCTCTGGGGTTCACCCTCAGATCACCAGAAGTTCTTCCTCCATCACCGCTCTCCCCACTGCCTCAGCTGCCCAGGTTAGTCAGATCCGTACCCCTGCTGGGTACATGATCGAAATGTACCAAAGCACGGCCCAAACTTTACAGCCTGTATCTCATGCGACTAAGGGATTGGTTCTGGATGGGGATCAGGTTGATGATGAGAGTGCTGAGTATGTCATTGGCGGGAACTACACCACCAACCCCTATGCGATGGTTGTTGGGACGGATTCAGACTTCTTCTTCAGGGCAACCTTGGAGATCACCGATGCATCTGGATCCGACCAGCTTCTCGTTGGTTGGAGGTTAGTCCAAACCTATCAGGTCCCCGTCTCCTTCCTCACCACTGGGGATGCTGGGTATACTGACTTTGCTGCTATTGGTTTCTGTGCTACCAAGGCCAATCCGAATCCCGTTGGTACCGCCACCGACCTCAACAATGCAGGCTCCACCATTGCCTCTCCCATCACTTTCACTTGGGCTGATACCCTCACCCATCAATTGGAGGTCAGGGTTGTTGGGGGGAAGGCTGTCTATCTTATCAATGGTGTGAGGTTAGGTGGGGTGGTTGCCTTCGATGGTAACGGTGCGGCTATCACCGCACAGACCACCATTGCTTCCCCTTCCTTTACGTTCGATAGTGGAGACACCCTGGTCCCTTTCATCTTCGTTCGTCAGGATGCTGACCTCCTGGATGCCTGTTACCTCAAGTCCTTCGAGGTTGGGCATCTTGTTGATATCGGACTCGATCCTAACAACGAGTAACCTTTCAATGCCCTGATGGCCCTAGATGGGTTGTTGGGGCTCCATCTTTCGCTTGCCCTGCAAGAGAGCAATTTCTCGCAGACCCTCCAGGGTTGGGCAGGCGGCCACTTTCTCATAAGGGGATACAAGAGAATCATATGGCCATACAACCGTCTTGGGTAGAGCAAGCTCGCCTTAAGCGTGCGAGGAGGATCCAACAGGATCAGGAACAAGCCCCCAAGCTGAGTTGGAATGTGGCGAACAGTTTTCATACTGCCCCAGGTTACCGTCAACTGAGTGTTGAATACTCTTGTATCCCCGATTCCCTCTACCCCCCAGAGAAGGAGGTTCTTCAGGCTGTAAAGAGGATTGCTCCTGACCTGGAATATATGTGGGTCAGGTGGGTGATGCTCTCCCCCTCCAATACTGGGAATCCTCAGGTGGAGGTCTTCGGTAGACATGCCTTAGGTAGACGTGTCAGTGATCCCCACAACACTCTCCCTTATCTCCCCATTACCCTCCCCTCAGGGATGACCTCCAGGAGGAAGCCCAATAGGATCCACAGAATCTTCCAGAACATGTACTCCAAGGAACCTTGTGGGATAGGTGGTTACCTCCCCTTTGATTGGAATGTCTACTACTGGATAGCAGAGACCTACAAGGAAGCCACAGCAAAGGATCTCTTCAGGATCTATGCCCAGGAACCTGAGGACGAGAAGCAGAAGAGGGATCTCTCCAGGCAGGAGCAGTTTGGTTACATGCAGAGGGATATCGGTGGGTGGGTGCAAAGGCAGTTAGACAGTGCGTCTGAGTTGGAAGTGAAAGAACATTTCCTAGGTAACTAGAGAAGGGTCTACCCCTTTAGGAGTCAATTTGTCCTCAACCGCTACGATTAATACGGAAATCCTTGGCCTTATCAGACATAAGAGAGAGTATCTCCTCATTTCAGGAGCAGACGAAGCCGTTACCATAGCATTCGATGGGATGGAATACACCGTACCGGAGCAGAACACTATTAAGTATCCCCACCCCAAGTTCTCCGATGTCCCCTGCTCGGGGAAGGACTCCTCGGGGGAGTGGATCCCTGGATCTCTTGTCCTAGGGGACATTGAGGATAGTAGGGGTATGTGTGATGGCAGGAATGATGGAGGGATCTGGCAAGCAGGTTCAGCCATCGTGGCTGCTTTAGGGATTGATAGGAACTCTGGAGTGGCCTCTGGCCCGATCTTCCAGAAGGGCATCTCCCTCCTCCCCATGAACCCTTCCCCTGAGCAGATTGATGTGGCTAGGGAGGAAGGGAGGGAGAGGTACCTATCCTGGAAGCTGGATTGGGCTAATACCTTCCTCAAGTACATAGAGGACAAGACCGCTAAGAGGCAACAGCTGGGGCTTTCCACCCTCGGGGTTGGTCCGGATGAACTCAGGGAGAGGAACCTTGCTAACAAGATCCTGGAGAGGGCTGGAGCCTTGATCGAACCTGCCAAACCCCTAGAGGAGGAATCCTCCATGGAAGCCTTTGCTGAGCATGCAGCGAAGGAATTGGCAGCGGTTCAGGTGGCCAAGACCCCTGAGTTGGATCTGGATGCCCTTGTGAAGAACCTGATGAGTAATGGGGCCTTTAGGGAAGCTGCCAGGAAGAACTATCGCATCAGGAAGAATCGGAAGAGGAATGGTCCTGAAGTGGAGGCTTAATGGCAACAGGGAAGGGCTTGATAGATATCATCCTCAAGTATGAGGATTCTCTCTCTAGCGTAGACGCTGACAATACTGTTAGAAGGGGGAGGATTCGTCAGGCCATTCAGGAGACCACAGATGACGTGTGGAATAGCTCCGACTTCCCCTTCAAGTATGTCTTCGAACCTGAGGCCCTCACTGTCGATACCTCTGGTAGATGTGCTGTGCCGAGTGATTTTGCTGATATTGGAATACAGGGAGGTCTCTACCTAGTCTCAAACGGAAGGCTCCTGAGTGAGGTTCCTCCGCAGTTTGTTTCCTCTACCAAAGAGGCTACTAATAGAAGTGGGTCTATGTATGTGTACAGTTCTTTTGGGTTCAACCAAGGGATCAAGATCCTTCAATTCCCCTCACAGTTGATTGGTGCTGCTCTTCATCTTTACTACATGACCATCCCTCCAACCATTCTCGATGCGGATAATGTGACTGTAGGGGATGTGACTACATATAGTGGGAGTGAGCGGATCCCTTCCCAGTATCACAACACGGTAATTATCCCTGGAGCAAGGGCAAAGTTGAAGAAGTCCAAGGGGGATATGCGTGATTTCCTTAGTGAGTATAAGCGAGGTCTTGCCTACATGATCTCCAGAGAAAGACCCAGACGTTCTACGGTGCAACGTCTCCCTTACGCCCTTGGAGGGGCATGGTAATGAGAAAGTACCTTCTAGCTCTCCTAGCTCTCCTCCTGATCCCCCTTGGGGGAGTACAGGGAGCAGAGCAGAGAACCGCCTCCTTTGCCATCCTCTATGACCTGGATGCTACAGCTATCACCTACCCGATCGTTACTGGGGTAGGCGGATCCCCTTGGGGGGCTCCTATGGTAGGACCCTCCAGGATTCAGACCACAGGAACCTCTGCCTCTGTTACAGAGAGTGTGGTTGGGGCTAATCCCTTCACAGAACTTTCTGTTGGGGATCTGCTCATGGTCAACCTTCAGGATGGGACTACAGATCTCAGGGTGATCATCACCAGGACCGATGCAGCCAATATCATCCTCAACACTACGGTTACTTGGTCCCAAACTGGAGGAGTTGCTTGGAGATGGCTGAAGCAAACCACAGGGACAGCTGCCACTAATGGATGGATTGATATCTCAGGGTTGGATGATGTGGTGATGACTGTCTATATGGATCAGGTCAACATCACAGGTGGGTTGGATATGAGGTGGGAGTGTAGGGCTGCTGGGCCTAATTCCCAGGCTGTGATCGTCTACCCCGGGGAGAGTGATGGTTGTGGGGCAGCGGGGACTCTTGGGACGAATGTATGCAACCTGACTGGTACAGCTGGGATCACCTCTGGGTTGGCCTTGGTGGTTAGTGAACCTTGGAGTGCTTGTAGGTTGGGGATGTTTATCCATACCGCTGATGATGGGGCTGATACTACAACGGCTAGGGAACAGATCACCGCTACCCTTACTGGGAGAGTCCGTAGGTGAGGGGGAGGGTAAAGGAGGCTTTTGAGGAAGGACTTCTATTGGGTCTCAGGTATGGTATTGCTTCCCTCATCATCCTAGTCCTCTCAGGTTGGGTTGTTCATGACTACCTCACTTCCAGGGTCAGGGCCTACAACGGTCAACTCGCCTTTGAATTCATCCAACAGGTCCAGGAGCAGGTTAAGAAGCAGGAGGCTAAGAAACCTGTGGAAGGGACCAAATGATTAGGCCTTTGATGAAGTGGACGGTCCTTTCCCTGGGGGTGATACAACTCTCCCTTCTCTTGTGGATCCCTATCCATGCGGATGTGGTGAAGACCAATAGTCCAGCTGCTGGTGCGTCCGCTGTTGGAAATAATGCTTGGACAGGAACTAACAGCTTTATTGATGGATCCTTCACTCTTATTGGAAGTGCAGGAGCAACCAAGATTGCTAAGTTTGAGGTGGACACGCTCGTACCAGTGGGAACCAATACGTACACGTTCCCGGCCGCGAGCGGGACGCTGGCCCTCCTTGGCGCAAATGTGTTCACGGGCGCACAGACGTTCAGTACAACCGCGACCCTTAACACAGATTCTTACTTCGTGGTCGGCTCGGCGGGTGGCGCAGCGAGCAACGCGGTCTACTTCAGTTCGCTCCAGACACCGGACACCGCTTTCCTTTCCACGTCCAGTACGGGGAATTCGTGGATCATTGCGGAAACGGCTGACACCGGCTTCGATTTTGCCCACGCTCAGCAGGCAACACCGACAATCTTCTTCCACTCGGGAGTCCAGAACACCACAAGCTGGGGTTCAGTTACTCACAACAATACCGACTTCGTGCTTGGCACTGGGGCAGGCGATCTCAAGCTGACTGCTGCTGGCCATGTCAAGATGACGGGCACCGCACCGGCAGTTAGCGCGTGCGGCACGACACCCTCGGCCGTCACCGGCTCCGATCACGCTGGCAAAGTCACCACCGGATCAGGCGGAACGGTGCAGAGCTGTACCCTGACTTTCGCAGTGGCTTATGGTGTGGCTCCTGCCTGCACCGTCAGTGACGAGACGGGCATCCTCCTGGTCAGGGCCACTTCGACCACAACCACTCTGGTACTGGACAGTGCTGTGGCCGGTACCCTTGCAAGCAGCACACTCGCTTATATCTGTCTTCAGGGAAGCTAATCATAACCTCAGTAAGGGGATTTTATTGATGAAGAAGTTACTATTTCTTGCCTTTCTCCTCTCCTCCACCTCCCTCCTTGCTCAGGAAACATTTTCTATCCCGGTTACAGCTGGGCAGGTTACCAGAATTGATCGAGCAAGGATCAAGACCAACAGCAACACTTGTCTAGCCAGGAATGCCGTTGGGGGGGCAAACTGTACCCAAGCCCAAGCATGTACCGCCTATGGAGCAGCTGGAGGGGCCTCCTGCACGGTTGCTCAGGCTAGAGCTACCAATCCCTCCTGTGAGATCTTCGCAGCAACCCTGGCAGGGAGGGAAGCCTTCACCCTCGCCACTGTGGTTGCCAAGGTGGTGGAGTTTCAGACCCAAGCCGTGGCTGAGGATAAGGTGGCTTTCTGTGTGTGGTGGAACACTATCGCCTCAGCAGGGGCAAAGAATACGATCTGTACCACTGCCACTCCCTCTCTCGGGAATGGTTGCGAGATCTGCCCGTAGTGGACCACGGCCAAATCCTCCTAGCCATCATCACCCTCCTTGTTGGTACCTTCACCGCCTGGAGTATCAGGAGGGATAACGAGAAGAAGGATATCAGGAATAGGGAATGGCTTCTAGAGGACAGGGCTCACCTTGCCAAGAAGATCGATGAAAACACCCAGATCTCCAAAGGGGCCTTTGAAGTTGCGAATCATGTGAATGAGAAAATTGCCGCTATTGGAAGTATTCGTCTGAAGGCATCTGCTAGAAATCTAAGTGGAAAGAAGAGAAGGTCTGGGGATTGATGATGAGGTATCGTTCCTTCTGCGACCTCTGTGAGTGTCAGTTCTATGCCCCCCAAGGGGATCTAGAACCCACCTGTCCCAAGTGCGGGATGATTGCAAATCAAGAGGGTCCTGGGGATGAGAGACCTCCTCCCAGAGCAAGGGAGTGAACCTCCTCTTCCTCCTTCTCGTTGTCATCCCCCCTCCTCAGATCCACTGCATCCTTGAAGTTCACTCCTCAACCTCCCTAGGTCATGCGGTATATCTCCGTGGGAATAGGCTCCTCACCGTGGCACACCTCCAGGGGGAGGAAGGGCTCTCCTGGAGTACCCCTCTCCTGGATGGGACAGCATCCTTCTTATGGAAGGGGAGGAAGAGGGATCTGGCCCTCTACTCCATCAACACCCCCCCTCCCCTCTGTTGGGTAACCATCTCTAAGAAGAAGCCCGTGAATGGTGATGAGGTCTACTACAAAGGTTACCTGGACAACTATTCCCCCTATTGGGCAAAGGGAATGGTTCTCGGATATGACTCTGATGGGGAGATTCAGGTGGATGGGTTCCTCCAAGGTGGGGTTAGCGGATCTGGCGTATTGAATGAGGAAGGGGAGTTGGTGGGGATAGCAGTGGCTGGAGCTAATTGGGGCCCCGCTGATAGCAAGATCTTCTATCGCTCCACCCTTTCCGTCATCCCCATTACCGAGGACCCCAAACCTTAATGCTCCCTCCCCAGATCAAGGACCCCCTCAAGCTCTGCCCGTGTGTGAGGAAGAGGTATGAGTCCTTGAGGGTGAAGAGTATTGAGATGGATCTCCCCTTAACCCTCATAGAGACCCTCAGGGATATGCAGAGACAAGTTCATTATGTGAATATCGGGGTGAGTAAGACTCTCCTCTCCAAGCATCTCCCCCAACCCCCCCACAACCTTTCCCTCGCCTTCGACATTGTCCCCACCTCTCTCCTCACTGAACCTGGATGGGATGGTTCCTCCCCCCTTTGGGGAAGGATGGGTCTCTTGGGGCAGAGTTCTGGTCTCCTCTGGGGCTTCCGTTTATGGGGATGGGATAAGCCCCACTTCCACCTTCCTAAGTGTGAGTGTACCTAAATGAAGTACCCCAAGGATCAGGGCTACCAAGAGTTCGAGTTCCGTCCAGGGGTCAAGTTCCCCAAGTTCAAGGGAATGCACCGTATGGGAGATCCTGCCTCAATCCCTGTCAACCAATTCCACTACCTGGAGAATGTGAGGATTGTTGGAGGGGAGATCGATTCCCGAGGTGGGCAGGGGAGATACATTGATCATTCAGAGAGTGGGTGTATGGAAGGGATCTTCCCCCCGGAGTTCCAATTCGCTGATGATGAAGCAGGGTCTATTGTCCTGAATGGCTTCTCCACAGGGGTTCTGAACATCACCACCCTCACTGCCAACTATCGGTTGGGGAGTGAGTATGATCTCAGCAATAACCTCATTGGTCTTTTTGTCATTGACGTTGGTGGAGGCTTTCAGTCTCAAGCCTACTTCGGGTGTAGGGAGGGACCTATCAATAGTGATTCTGAGTATGGGGCCACGATCAGACAGTATAAGGGATTGAATGCTACCCCTGCCATAGTCAGCACTTTCCCCTCCTCTGTAATCCAGGTCACTGGAATGACCGTCCTGGGATCTGTCCTCTACCTAGGGGTTATCAATGCTGATGACCTCGGGGAGGTGTGGGTTTGGGATGGGGTGACTAACTCTGTCCCTACCCTGAGCGATTCCCCCGAGATAGCTGGCCCTGTGAGGATCACCGCTACCACAGGCGGGGAGATTATCGCCTGTTACGGAGCAGTGGTTAGGAAGAGGACTGTTGGAGGGGTGTGGAGTACCCAAGCTCTCCCTGGGGGACTAACCACCTTTAATGGAAGATCCTTCTGCATCTTTGGGGGGAAGTTGTGGATAGGTGGAGGGGAGGGGAGTAGTTTCAGTGGGAGTGGGGATGCTCTTCTTCTCTCCTACACCAGCCCCAATCTCACCTTAGAACACACGGTAACAGATGGGGTGAGCATCGGGGCTCTAGGAGCTTTCAACTCCCTCCTCTACTACGGTATCCATGCCTCAGGGGCTGCTAATGGGGATCTTGGGAAGACTGATGGGGCGATCTACACCGACTTGGAGCATGATTTCAACACCGAATATGCAGTCCATCTCCCTGCCTTTACTGGTGGGAGTGTTGGAGCACTGACGGTCTTTCAATCCATCTTCCAAAGGGGAGCTAATCTTTGTGTTGTTACCACCCCCTATAACGTAGATACTGCCGAGAAAGCCACCTTCATTTGTGAGTCGGTTGGGGTCGATACCACTCTCTTCACCACTACCTTGTTCGATGATGTGCTCCCTGGGCCTCTATATGGCTTAGATACCGAGCACAAGTCTTTCTCTATAACTGGTCTAGTCCTCACCTAATGACTGTCAACCTCATCACCACCTCCACCCCACAGGTCTTTTACAACCCTGTAGGGAGTACCACTCTCTTTGAGGTAACCATGCCTTCAGGGGTAACGGTATTCTCCCCCCAGAAGAGAAGGCCCTCGGTGGTGGAGTATAAGAAGAGAAGGCATATTGTTGGGCAGTTCTCACACAACCTGATCTTTACCGAGGATAACCTCCTCTATAAGGCAGGGATCACCGCTCCAACTGTTCTCCCTATCATTGCCTTGAATGGAGGGGGGGCCATTACTGCCTGCAGGACCCCCTACTACTCCTTCCTCCACAAGGTGGGATCCACAGTCATCCATGAGAGTGATCTCTCCTCAGCTGGGGTGGAGGTTTGTGCTACAGCTCAGAGGTTCACCTGGACCCTTCCTGCTACCTCCCCAGACTCAAGGGTTACTCACATCCGTCTGTATGCCTCTGATAACGGGACCCTCCCTAGGATAGTGGCTGATATCACCATAGGGACCCTGACCTACTCTGACAATACCGCCACCCTCTCCCTAGGTGCCACTCCTCAACTTTCCTCTAACGGACTAACCGTCCAAGGTAACAGAGGCGTCCCTCCCTATTGTCGCTTCAACGAGATGTACCACGATAGGCAATGGTTGGCTGGACACCCAACCCATCCCCAAAGGATCTACTACAGCGAAGTCGGAGAACCTGAGGCAGTAGGAACCAACTCCTACATCTCCACCAGGGATGGGGAGACTGTGACGGGGATTAAGAGACTCAGGGATCAGTTGATCGTCTTCTGTAGGACAGCCACTTATTCCATCCAAGGTTACTCAGCTGCTGACTTTGTGATCTCCAAACTCTCCCCCTCCATAGGTTGCATCTCCCATTTCGCGATAGTGAATATCCATAACCGCCTGTGGTTCCCCTCCGAGGATGGGGTCTATACCTACGATGGATCTTTCAAATTCCAAATGGAGGATCTCAAGACCCTCTGGAAGGATGACTTTAAGATCCACAAAGGGGAGTACCTGAAGGCCATTGCTGTAGATGATCGGGAGATGCAGGTTTACAAGCTCCTCATCCCGAGGAACCAGCTTCCCCTCTCCCTCTATTACGTGGGTGCCTATACAGACCTAGAGCCTGAGACTGGTGGAGGGGCAGGGCAACCCTACTGGACTATAGACCAGAGGAACAGAAGGGATAGCACCATCGGTCTTGCTAGTGATGGGAATTCCAATGAGGTCATTACCGGGAATTGTGATGGATGGTTGAGGAGGGAGAATGTGGACGGGGATGGAGATGATGATGGGGATACCCTAGGGAAGCACCTGACTATCAGGCATGGTCACAATCTCATGGGGGATCCTATGGGAGATGAGGAGGAGGGGAAGACCTTCCCCAAACTCCACACCTCTGTGGAGAGTGAAGCTACTGCTTGGACCCTCTATGCCCTTGGGGGGGATGAGCAAGCATACCTTCAAGTCAGACCAGACAACACAACCTACTTCTGGAAGGATTCTGTTAGTGAGTCCTACTTCTCCCAAACCATTGATAACGTACTATATACATATATCCCCAAAACCATCCACTGGCACTATCCCGAACGAGTATCTGGAAGGGGGATTACCGTGGAGATCCAGGCCAATGCCCCTATCAGGATGAAGTATAGGGGGTATGGAGGGGTGTGGGGTCCTGGTCCTGCCTCCCGACCCCCTGCTACCGCAACGATATTACCGGAAGAAGAGGAAGATCCTTAGGGTGATTGGAGCATAAATGGCTGCTGGGATCAGAGTTTCGTTTGGGAGTGGGAATGGAGGGGGGTCCTATGTTCCTCCTCAGGGG